TGCTAGGGCTGTTGTTAGATATCTGAGTTTGTGCCATACGACTACTATCACCGTACTGAATAGGAACACGAAGTAAGATATCATTGCCTGCAGGGTCTTTGCCCTTTGTAACTTGCCAGTCACTGAAAATTCTAGCAAACTGTACTAAGAATCTTCTAATCTGATTGTCATAAAAAAACTGTGCCATTATGTTCCTTAATCCACTTGGATTTTAAATATTTGTGATAGTGCCTGTTTCTCTGGCATTGTCGTTCCGTTAGTCAATGCAGTTACATTGCTGTTATTAATGAACGAAGCTCGTTGAGACTTATCGTTAGCACCTAGACCAGTTCCAGTACGTACATTCTCGCTAATCTTTACCCATAGTTTACTATCCCAACGGAACAACTGTTGTGGTAAATAATCAGTGCGCAAGAAGTAATCACCTGACTTGGGATTAGAAGGGAATGAAATTCCACTACCAGTTGGCAATCCGTTTGGTGCAGCACTAGTGCCAACCATATAACCATTGGTATATCCAAAGCCTCGAGGGCTAGACTTAGCAACGAAATGATATCTAGGATCTGCATCAGCACGATAATCCATTACATCAGGGATGATTGTCCCGGTGAAGTTAGGACTAGTTGGATCCTGAGTAATATCACTATATGTGTTGTCACTTGTGCCATATGGTCCACGAACTGCGCCTAGTGCTTTAGCAGTCAATACAAGTTGTCCGCTTACAGCACCTGAACCACTATCAGTTCTATCAGGTTTAATCTCAGCGACTTTCAAACTCATTTGTATGAATTCATTTAGTTTAGTATGATCACCATCAGCAGTCATATCCCAAATGCTCTGCAATGCAGCAGCACTAATACGAATGACAGGAGCAGCATGTTTATATCCAGGCGTTGTGATTAGTGTTAGATTGCCAGTTGGTAATTTAGGTGTACCTTTTAGATAAACTAAATTCACCGGTGGCAACGGAATTGATTTTTCATCCAATGGAGCAATATACAATTGAGTACGGTCGTAGCCCGATGCCGGAAGTAATCTAGTAGCTTCAGCAATTGCAGCATCATTGATTTTGATGTTAGTGTTATATCGACCTAGAATGTCTTTTAAGTTGTCAGCCGTATCAAGCTCCCAGTATGTCTCATTAGTGCATGGTATACCAATCGGCACATCAGTTTTAGTAACGTAGTTCTTGTCACCAAAGCTGACGGTGTACCCTGCAGGGTACAATATTGTCTTATCCCAATCACCCAAGTAGTTGTCTTTACTAACTGGTTGATCGAGGATGTTGCTGAATTCTTGACTATCAACTAGTGGTTCGCATTTGATGCGCCATAGATGAGGATACCATGTACTACTAAAACCTTCGCTAGCAAAGTCGCCATCAGTGACTTGGTAATATCTACGTAATGCAGTTGGAATAGTTTCGTTAAGAGGATGATAGTCTGTTAAGTGAGGCAACTCAAGCACATCACCTACCATTAGTTTGCGTCCAATCAAGTCAATCATTTCATTGTAGTGAATAGTGATAAAGACAATATCGTTGTTCAAAAACAATCCAAACTGTGACAAGTCAAAGTCTAAGTTCTGTACGTTATAGTGACCGCGAACTCGGTAGATGTTTGGTTCATACTTTCTATCACGATTCTCTAGGAATAACAAATCTTGTATGTTCGTTGGATCTAATTTGTCGTATTGAGGCTGGGTATGATCGACACTAGGGCCCTGATCTTTGATACCTAAATACTTGTGGATGTACAAGTCAGTACCGCCCACAGTGAACTGCTCTTTGATGATCCTATCAAAGAACTTGAAATCGTTGGATTTTTGGGAACGGTAAAGGCTTAATCTTGGCATAGTACTCTTATTTATCGCGGAACTGAGGTTGACATTAAATGGTTTTGGGTATATAATCATTACATAGACAGTTAATTAAAGGACATTGAAATGAAGCAAAATTACACACTGTACATTTACAAATCAGACAAACGCACTAAATCTGGCGAACGTCTGGTGTCTACTACTGTTTGGACTGACCGTGATGATGCAGGAATGAAGCGGGAATGTGCTAACTTGCTTGACACATATCCAGCAAAGCAGGGCTATCGTTTTGAGTACTTTCCTACTATGAAAACAGTCAAGAATTTGATGACTGGTAAGGACATTCAAATTGATCGTGATACCCCATGGTGCTGCAACCCTGCTTCGGAAACGTACTGGAGCATGTAAAGGTTGACATTAAATGGTTTTGGGTATATAATGTACTCATACACTGAAAAACAAGGACTACAAAATGGCACGAGAAACAGCAGCACAGCGCAACGAACGATTCGACGTAGAACGTGAAGCACGTCTGAGCCGTGAAGTCGCAGAGTACCCAGCTCGCTTGATGGCGGTGTTGGCCCGTTCGGCTGATGCTTACTTTGACCTTACTGTTCGTGACAACAAGTTCCGAGTTGATGATCGCAACAACAGCGACTATTGGGACTTGGCCTACGCACACAGCTCTAACAGTCAGGACCGCTTGGATTCATTAGTGTGGACTCTGGATCAGCGCGATGCAGAACTTGCCGAAGCCAAGCGTAAGGACGACCTTGCCCGCAGTGCATTCAATAAGCTGACCAAAGAAGAACAACAGGCACTAGGGCTCAACAGCCGATTTAATTGGTAAAACATGGTTTGACAGAAATGTCAGACTGTGTTATACTCTGTACTAAGTAATCGCAACATAGGAAATAAGCATGGCAACTCGCAAACCCAAACCAACAGAAGACAATTTCGTTAAAGCATTGAATCCACGGGATGCTGATACAAAGTATTTGGGTGAAGAACCTTTGTTCCCACTACAGCCTGATGCAGACCGGCGCTTTTCTGCAATGGCTCGGGCATTCACTTGGTACAATCGTTTCTACAACAAAAAAGATGCGAGGGAAATGTTCTGCCAGTATCTGGATCACAACAAACGACCCGACGAGGCTAAGAAGTTGCGCAAAGTGCATGAAAGTGAATTCTTGATTACCTTATGCTGGCTGTCTCGCATGACAATGCGAGGTCTTGAATTGACTGAGAAGGAAGATAATACCCTTCAAGATGAAATCATAAGATTGTTCAAGTGTCTTGATACTCCGGATACAAAGACTAGCATGACTAGCATTGCTAAAGAGGAAGTTGTAACGAATCGTCCCAACATTCAGGACATTCTCAAAGAAAAAGCAAGTGAAGCAGCAGGTGAGCTTGAAGGATTATTTGATGACTTCATTCTAGGTGGTGCAAAGCCTAATAGCAAACTCAAGCCAATGGATGAGGTTGCTAAAAAGAACGTGATGCCACAGCATATCAGTTTGATTGTCGATGTTTGGAAGCGTAAGCAAGCTGAATTTGAACTAGTGCAAGAAGGCAAGGATGTTCAGATCGTACAAGCCTATGCTCACTTGTCAAAGATTCAGATTCGCAACATTCTCAAATTCATTGAGCAAGTGCTTACTGACCTAAATAGCTACATCAGTGTTAAGAAAGCCTCTAAGTCACCACGTGCCCGTAAGGCTGTTCCTGTAGAGAAAGTTGTAGCAAAATTGAAGTACTTGAAAACGTTCAAGGATGCAGCAGCTAAACTCGACTTGCTTAGTATTCACCCTACTAAGTTGCATGGTGCAAGTGAAGCATGGGTCTATGATACTGCAAAGCGCAAACTGCATCACTACATTGCGGATGAGTATAGCAAAACGTTTACGGTGAAAGGTAGCACACTACTTGGTTTTGATACTACTAAGAGTGAAGTTAAGACCCTGCGTAAGCCGGGCGAACAGATTAAAGAAGTGACTGGCAGCAAACCCGCTGCACGTAAATTCTTTACTGAAATTAAATCAGTTGCAACTACACCGAATGGTCGGTTTAATGAAGCAATGATTATTTTGAAAGCATGGTAATGAGCGCAACCCGAGAACGAATGGCATAATTAATGGAGTTGATTGATACGTCAATTCAGTTAACCGATGATCAAAATGACATGCTTATGCTAGCATGTGGAATGATGCAACGAACTAATGAGATTTTTACTCAAATTCTGGGTGAAGAAGGAAGAAAACTAATGTACAAGGAACTAGTATGAATATTGATTTAAACAAATACACAGATTTTGTAGAGGCAGTAACAAGCCAGGCAAGCAATGACTTGACAACTTTTATCAATCGTCTAGATCAAGTCGATGCTAATTTCAATGGTGAGGCGGGAATTTACGGTCCAGAAATTAATGTCCCGTTGCTTATCACTGCATGTTTCGGCTTGGCAGCAGAGGCCGGTGAATTCATCGAAGTGCCCAAGAAGATTATTTTTCAGGGTAAGCCCCTTGACGAAGCAGCAGTATTTCACATGAAGCGTGAACTCGGTGACGTTATGTGGTACTGGATCAATGCGTGTCGTGCATTGAATCTTGATCCCAATGATGTGATTGACGAAAACGTGCGTAAGCTAGAGTCACGCTATCCCGGTGGTGCATTTGATGCACACTACTCTGAAAATCGCAAAGACGGCGATATCTAAACAATAGGGCTATGGCCCTATTTCCGTTATTGGCTTATAGGTAGTACCGCCTCGAAGTGTGCCACTAATCCGTCCTCAATCCATGGTGTGACGGTAGTTAAGATGAATGCCAACATCCTATTTACAGGACTACCCTTCGGGATGCCTTAAATGCCTGCCCTCTGCGCAGTTCACATTTCCTGTACCTTAATGGTTGAGATAGAGTAATCTACTAGAAGCATTGCCGCGTCAAAGTAATAGCGATAGAGGGCGCGGGCTGGTTAAATCTACTTGATGAATTGATGGTTTAACATAACAGCGAATACAGCAAAATCCCTGCACGGGTTAGTGAGACATAGACAATCCTCCACTGTAATTTTTGAATTCATCATCGCACCCGCAAGGGCCTCAAGAATAGAAACCTTTTTGGCGAGTAGGTATTTTATATCTACTCGCCTATGCCTAAGAATATAACTAAATCTTACATGTACCTGAATAGACAGACCGAACTTAGCTTGCTAAGTGAAGGTAGATGACTTTGGTCATCGCTATAAGATGCCTAGATAAATATAGTATCTGGAGTATACTATGGC